AGGGCGAGACCTGAATGCCACCCGGATTCATGCCGGTAGGCAGGTAGATCGGGTAGTTGCCCAGGGTCAGCGTGAAGAGCGCCGGGAGCACGTCGTTGTTGACGATCCAGACCGACTTGCCAAACGAACCCGGGGGCAAGCGCGAGATCATCTTGGCCAGGTTTTGGGCCAACAGCGTCTGCGTAGCCTGACCCGATTCCTTGGCCACGGTCACCGTGGTGGCGTTGCTCATGCAACCCACCGGCAGGCCAGTGCCCGAGCCGAACAGGATCGATTCATTGGTCTTCCAGCGAATGGAGGTGGCAATCTTGTCGGGCAGGTAGGTCGACAGGGCATTGGTGTCGTCCAGCAACTCGTCTGTCACCGGCACCAAGGCCATGAGCTTTTTGAGGCGAAGGGTTGACAGGCCCAGTACCGGCTTGGTACCGATGGCAGAAGCTGCCTCGCCTTGCCAGTAGGCACGGATGCCGTTGGTACCCCAGGGCGTGGTTTCGTCCTTGGGGAAGGCCATGGTGTTGCCCGTGATCTCCACGTTGTCGGTCATGGGCAGCAGGGAGTCCTCGCCCAAAGACAACTGGAAGATTTCCTGGGCGAACTGGGGCGGCACCAGAAAGCCGCCGTCCTGGGCCGAGCCTTCACTACCGAAGGAGGCAGGAGCCACAGCGTTTCGGCCCGAGCCGATCAGGAGGCGCTCATCAATGGAAGCACCGGGGTTTTGCGCCTGGCGCACGGTCTTGAGGAAGTCGCCCACACTCTTGAAGCCGTGCTTGGGGTCAGAGGCGGCGTTGTCCACCACGGTGATCACGGAAGCCGTGGTCAGTTGAGAGGGGTGGTTCATCTGCGCTTCTTCGGCAATCAGGGCAGCTTCACGGTCAATGGCGGCTGAAGTTGCTTCGATCTTGGCCTTGAGGGCTTCGAAGGCTGCGACTTCTTCGTCGTTCATGTCGCGCTGCTCAGCGGCTGCGATGTCGGTCAGGGCGCGTGCGTCCTTGACCAGGGTGGCTTTGCGAGCTTGAAGCTCACGCAATTGCTTGCTCATTGGTTTATCTCCAGAAATGAAAAAGCCGCCTGGTCGAAATGACTCAAGGCGGCGACAGGGATCACGACCAACGGGTCGCAGGGGGGCGCAGCCCTCAACGGAGGGCTGCAAGGAAAAGGGTTGAAATCAGACCAGCATCAAACCAGTGCGAGAGCGTCTCGCGCCTGTTTCAGGCGGGATTGGCCTTTCTGCGATTGGCTGCGAACGGCGTTGCCTGTGACCTTGGCCTGCATGCGGGCCAGAACATCGTCGAAGGACGCGATGCCATCGACCATGCGTTGCGCCAGGGCAGCATCAGCGCCAAGCACCCGGCCTTCGCCCATACCGTTTCGGACATCGTCGACCGTGACACCTCTGCCCACGGCCACAGCCTGAACGAAGGCGTTGTAGTAGTCGTCCACACGGGACTGCATGAAGGCCTGTGCCTCAGGATCCAGTGGCACATAGGGGTTGCCCTCGACCTTGAACTTGCCAGCCGAGACCAGGGTGGTTTTGACGCCCTCCTCTTCCAGCGCTTTCGAATAGTCAAAGTGCGCCTGCCACACGCCAATGGAGCCCACCTCACCACCAGGGGTGACATAGAACTCACTGGCAGCGCAGCCAATCCAGTAAGCCGCCGAGGCAGCCAGGCTGTTGGCCACGGCCACCACGGGTTTCTGGGCTCGGGCTTTGATGATCTCCGAGGCCAGTTCGGCCACGCCATAAACGCTGCCGCCAGGGCTATCAATGTCGATCAGGATCTGGCCCACCGTGTCGTCGGCCAGGACCCGGCGCAAGGCCGAGGTGAATTGCTGGGTGCTGGTGCTGCCGGGGCCAGAGATGTCATCGACCATGTTGCCCCGCTGAGTGACCACGCCATACAGGGGCAGCACGGCAATGCCAGAGCCCGCATTGGCCGCAGCCATCTGTTTGCGGGTATCGCGCAGCACCCGCTCCGACTGGATCTGGAACATGGTCTCATCAGTTGGAGGCTCGCCCGCCGACCAGCGGGTCAAGACCCCGGCCATGGCCTGCAGGCGCTCGGGCATCAGAGCCCAGGGGGTGGTCAAAAATTCGGAGAGCAGGAGTTGTCTGTTCATTTGTGTATTCCCAATTGAATGAGGGACCGGGACAGCGCCGGTTCATCCTCGAGTGATGGAGCGCCCTGCGCCCAGTCCTGCACGGCCGATAGAGGCAGGCTGAAGGTCTGGGCGATCAGGTTGATTTCGTTGGAGCTCAGGGCCCCTTTTTTGCAGATGCGACGGGCCAGTCGCTGGGCGTTGGACTCAACCATCTTTCGCAGGCGTAGGCTCAACTGCTGGTCTGGTTCAGGACTGGCATCGGTGTCGGAATCCTGAGATTCGATTTCCGCATCTTCTGCGTCATCCTCTTCAACCATGTTCAGCGGCCGCAGCGGTTGATCGAGCCCTGCGATCGGGTTGAGGTTTTCCGAAATGCGGGCCTCGTTGCGAGTGAGCCAGCCGTTCTGGATGCCGCTTTGGTAGTAAGCAGAGCGGCTGGCCGCATCACCTCGCATGAGGTTGGCAAAGTCAAACTCGATCTCCAGGGCGTCCCCATCGTGAAGCAGGTCAGCTTCGATGGATGCCTCCCAGCGCTCCGCCCAGGGCGTCATGGTGTGCATGACGAATTCCAGGCTTTGCTGCTCGATGTTGGAAAACGTTGCCCGGTCCAGGTCCGCAATCATGTGTGGCGGCACTCTGAACAATCGGGCGATGTCCGTGATCTGGAACTTGCGCAGCTCCAGGAACTGGGCGTCCTTGTTTGTGACGCCCACCTCATGGAACTTCATGCCGTTCTCAAGCACCAGGACCTTGCCCCGGTTCGAGCCAGACTGCGCCGCCTGATAGGACTCTCGAAACACCCGCTTAGCCTCCGGGTCCTTGAAGGTGCCCGGGAATTCGATCCAGCCCCCTGTGGGTTTGGCATCGTTGGAAAAGAACCGAGCCCCGTAGTCCTGCGCAGCCAGCGCCATACCCAGGCTTTCTCGCGAGAGCTCAATGGGGCTCAAGCCAATCAGCCCATCCGAGGACAGCCCCCTCAGATGCCAGACTTCCCCACGAGGAAGGACGATCTCTGAGCCAGCCTGATCCCGGATGCGGTATCTGTAGTCGCCCGAGGACAGCAGCTCCATCCTCACCCGGTCAGGGTGAATCGGGATCAGCTCGGTGATCTCCCCCCGGCTATTGGCCAGGATCTGGCAGAAGGCGTTCCCCCTCAGAGCCAGATGCCCCTGCAGCATTTCGCGCCACTCGAATGGGTTCTGATAGCGGTTGGGCCGTTTGCCCAGCAACTGGTAGAGCCAGTGGTCCGTCACCCGGTCCTTGCCGCCGTCCTTGCGGGGCCGGTAGACCACGAGAGGGAGCGACGCCATGGTCTCCGAGAGGATGCGCACGCAAGCGTAGACCGCAGCCAGGCGCATGGCCGAATCGGCCGAGACACGCATGCCCGAGATGCTTCGAGCCGAAACAGGTTCGAAATAGAAGTCCCCCCAGGGTGAGCGATCGCTCGTGGAAGCTCTGAAGCGGTCAAAGAAGTTAAAAAATCCCATGACGTCAGAGCACCATCAACTCGTAGTCGGATCCCAGCACCACCGATTCGCCCGGTTTGATCGCCCGTGAGAGGGCCATGATCAGTGCCACGATGCCGTCTATCTTGTTTTCTGGTCTTTCCTTCCTTGGATAGATGTTGTCTTTGACGTCCGTATGGGCAACCACGTTACTGGCCATCCAGGCCAGCACCGGGTCACCGTCATGAACGAGCTTCCTTTGCAGGACCAGTGCCTCGAGCGTCTTCATCGGCTCGCTGAAGTTCAGCACCGTGGGACGCACTTCAATCATGGGCAGGCCCTCGGACAGCATGCGCGTGGACAACTGCGTGGCCTGGAACGGGTCAAAGGCCACGGCTTGCACTGAGAACCGCGACGAGATGTCCAGCAAATCGGCTTCGATCCAGCTGAAATCGATCACGTTGCCCGGCGTCACCGAGAGGCGTCCTGTATGGGCCCAGCCCTCGTATTGGCTATTGCCTGCCGCCTGGACCGTGTCCTCTGGCAGGTAGTACTTGCCAAACACCGCATATGCGTCTGGTGTGTCAGGGTGCTCGAACACCATGACGAGCGCCGCAATGTCCGTCTTGCTGGCCAGATCCAGACCAAGCCAGCAGGGCTGACCCAGGAATTGATCGAGCTCGAGATCCGGATTGGCACTGGCATCCCAGGACCGCATGTCCATCCAGGCCGTATCTGCACTCACCCATTCGTTGAGGTGCTTGGTCTTGAAGTTGTTGACCGCGCTGGGCAACTGCATGGCCTTGGCCTGCAGGGGCACCAGGATCTCCTCTCGCACCGAGATGCCCCAGTTGGGGTTGGCTTTGATGAGAGAGTCCTTGGCGGCCCAGTCATCACCTTCATCGAGACCGTAGATGATTCCGAACTGGGAGTCGTCTTCGAACACCCGGTTGAGCAGCTTGGTGACAAAGCTTCGGACCTCGTAGCAGATGCCCGATCGGTTGCTGCCAGCCGTAGTGATCACCCACAGCAGTGAGTTGTCCCGCTTGCCGGTACCGGTTTCCACAACGTCATAGACCGTTCGGGTCTTGTGGGCGTGCAACTCGTCGATGCAGCCAAAATGGATGTTCAAGCCGTCAAGCGTGGAGCCTTCTGCCGAGAGCGCCTCGAACTTGGAGCCAGTCTGGAGCACATGCATGTTGTGCGCCCCGACGTTCACGGCAAAACGGTTCCTGAAGCCTGGGCTCTGGCGAGCCATGGTCTGGGCATCGCCAAAGACGATGCGTGCCTGATCCCTTGTGGTGGCCAGCGAATACACCTCAGCGCCGCCCTCACGGTCGGCTGCCAGCATGTACAGACCCACTGCCGAGGACAGGGTGGACTTGGCGTTGCCCCGAGGCACCTCGATGTAGGAGCGCCTGAAGCGGCGCTTGCCGTCCGATTTGACCCACCCGAAGACCGTGGACAGGATGAACACCTGCCAGGGCTCCAGAACGATCATCTTGCTGGCCAGTGGGCCTTTGACATGGGGCAGTCGCTCAATGAAGGCGCACAGGTTATCCGCTGGCCTGTAGGGCCTGCCATAACGGTCAAGCAGTTCCGGGTTGAACTGGTACAGGCTGCTCTTGCGCTTGAAGCGGATCAGGTCATCAAGCTGGCGTTTACAGGCTTTCTGGACCCACTCGCAGGTCAGGATCTCGTGGGAGACAACGCGCTCAGCATATTGTTTGGCGCTCGCGGCGTATGTGCTCATCCTGTATCCCTTTGGGTCAACCCACGATGTCCTCCCAGAGATCGAGCTCCTCGCCCGGGCGTTCGTTTGGAATGGAGATGCGCGAGCGAGATGCCGGGGTGAATCCCATCTCGATCGCAGCTTTGGTCATGATCTGGGCCTGCTTGTTGGCAATGGCCAGGTAAGGCGACTGCATGGGCACGCCGCTGTGGGGCGCCTTCACCAAGAGCCCGGTCTTGCCGATGCCCGCCTGAGCCTGCCGATAGAGATCTGCCGCACAGGCCCAGATCTCAAGCACGGACATGTCCAGCTTGCGGATCAGCGTAGGCGGGGCACATTCCAGCGCGTAGCGCCAGGCGGCTTTGGCACCTTCTGGCATGTAGTCCGGAGGCTCAACCAGCAAGCCCTCTGGGACAGGCTCGTGGTAGTTGGTCCGGCATGGCTGCAAGGTCCCTTTGATCTGCTTGACTTGAGTCGGCAGTGGCTTGCGTCCACCCATAAATCACCCGCTTGGTTTGATGTTCATCTGATGCAGTGCCTTTGCTGCAGGCTTTGGGGGATACCCCCCCTTGTTCAATTTGCACGCACAAAAATTTGCGCAGGCCAACGCATCTCAGGGGCCAGTCTGTAGAGATTCAGACCCCCTACCCCCTCAGGACGGGGCCTGGTTGCGCATGGATGCCGTCTCTGAGGCGGTCTTGGCGTTGTGACAGGGCACGCACAGGCTCTGTAGGTTCGCTCGCTCAAAGCGCTCACCGCCTTCTTTGACTGGAACGATGTGGTCAACGACCTTGGCCGGTTGCAACAGCCCCTTGGCCTGGCACCTGCAGCAAAGCGGGTTATCCCGTAACACCGCTGCACGCGTGTTGCGCCACCTGGCCGATTGATAAAAGCCCAGCTCTGTGTCGAACCCTCTGCGCGCACGCCCGTACTCACGGTGCACTTTCGACTGGTGATTGGTGCAGTAACCAGGCACGTTGAGCACCTGCGCGCAACCGGGGTATCGGCATGGAGTGGGCGCACTTCGCGGCATCTCAATCGTCTTTCAAGGAATAAGCGACAGCTTCAAAAATTGACTTGGCTTCACCTTGATTCAGAGCGTCAATCCATCACATTGGATGAACGAAAGGAACCAAGCCAATGAAACAAAACAAGGACCTGAACAAGCTGCTCGAGCAGATCGCTCTGAAGCATTTCTTTATCGAAACGCTGGAGACACAGCACAGCGATCGCCTGGACTTCCACGACGTCTCGGTCTGGGCCGTCAAGAGCGCACTGGAGGCTGCTTACGCCGCAGGGATCGAAGCAGGAAAAAACACATCAACAACATCGAAAGGCAAACAATGAAACTCACAGACACCCAACGCGCTCTGCTCGAAGCGGCTGCGCAGCATCCACAAAAGAAACTGACCAACTTCCCCGACACCCTCAAGGGCGGGGCTCGCATCAAGGTGCTGACCTCGATGCACAACGCAGAACTCATCGAGCCAAGCGCCGCAGAGCCAGAGGTGTACGTGGCCACAGCCACAGGACTGCAAGCGATTGGCTTCACGAGTCAAGCGCCGCGCGCCAAACGCGAAGGCACCAAGCAAGCCGTGCTGATTGAGCTGCTCACACGCGCAGAAGGTGCCACGCTGCCGCAGATGACCGAGGCCACAGGTTGGCAGGTTCACACGGTGCGAGGCGCCATGGCTGGAGCCCTCAAGAAGAAGCTGGGCCTGGAGATCACTTCAGAAAAGCAAACCGGTGCAGACCGTATCTACCGAATCACCAACCAAGCTGCCTGAGGTTCACATGAAAACCATGACCATCACGATTGAACGCAAGCCTCTGACCATCCAGTTCGATGGCAAGGACATGCAAGTCGAAGAGCTCGGCATCCGTCTGCCCTTTGGCCGCAAGCCCGCCACCATGAGCGAGATCGCTGGCAGCGCAGACTGCACCGTCTACATCACCGAGACCCGCGTGATGGATCCAGCAGAGTTCGACAGCTTTGGAGTGAATCTACTCCAGTCTCGCGACTGGCTGGGTGGCAAGGGTGGCTATTACGGAGATGGCAGGCTGTGCGTCGAAGTGCATGCACCCGGTCGCCCTTACCTCTTCATCGATCCCTCTGGGTCGGACTACGGTCGCTATTGCGCACGGCTTGGCTGATCAGTCTCAGAGAAGCGACACATCAAAAAAATTTGATGAATCGCTTTACTTCATCCCCAAGTAGAGCGTTCATACAGACATCGCAACAAGGACAAGCCAATGAACAACAACGCAATACCGATGACACAAAACGAGGCCTGGGGATTTTGGGGAACGATGGGTGGCCACGCCAGTGTGGCCTGGCCGCTCGCCATGACCCAAGTTGCCGAGGCAACAAGCGAACCATTTGAATCGGTACGCGCCTTTCTGGACAGCAAGCAAGGCAGGCATTTCGCAGACTCAGTCCAGGACGGCTTGGCTTCTGGCCTTGCAATGGACGCCGCAGTTGCCAAGGCCATCACCAAATGGATGGACTGGATGATTGGCCGCATCACCGCACGCGAAACAGGCATCCCAAGGGGCATGCCCTACCTGACCGGGTTTGTGATTCACGCCCAGCTCATCGAAGAATCACTGACCGCTTGAGGAGACGACCATGGCAGCCATCAACACCACAACGCAGACCGAACAGAATTACGACCGCTTCATCGCCGAGCTGACAGCGCTCACCCGAAAATACGGCGTGGCCATCCAGTCGGTCGGTGGCGTGTACCTGGCTGATGAGCGGGGTGCATTTGACAAACTCACCTACACGGCCGACATCAGCAGTGGCGACCTGTACCCGAATTTTCCGGGCAACTGATCTCAGGCGGTCTCGCCCGCAGGCGCTTCCTGCACCTGTGCGGCGTCAGCACTGACGCTCAACTCACCGAATTTCATGCCATCGTCCTCGCGCACCGCCTGCTGTCCGGTGTAGTCCTCCCAGCGCTTGATGATCACATCCACGAACTTGGGATCGAGTTCAATGAGACGGGCCTGACGTCCAGTCTTCTCGCTGGCGATCAGGGTGGTACCGGAACCACCGAACAAGTCCAGCACGATGTCCCGGCTCTTCGATGAATTCTTGATGGCCCGCTCGACCAGTTCGACCGGTTTCATGGTCGGATGCAGGTCGTTGACCCGGGGCTTGTTGTAGTTCCAGATGTCCGACTGGTCGCGGTCCCCGCACCAGAAGTGGTCCGATCCCTGTTTCCAGCCATACAAGATGGGTTCGTACTGGCGCTGGTAATCCGCGCGTCCGAGTGTGAAGGTGTTCTTGGACCAGATGATGAACGTGGACCACTTGCCGCCTGCCTTGATCCAGGCCTTTTGCAAGGTGTGCAACTCCGATGAGCTCATGCACACGTAGCAGGCGCCCTTGGTGACCACAAGCAGGTTCAGGCAGGCGTCATAGAGGAACTGGAAGAACCCCTCACCCAGATCGTCGTTCATGATGCGCCGGTCTTTGCCGCGCATCTTGTCTTTGGCGCTGTTGCCGTAGTCCACGTTGTAGGGTGGATCGGTGAAGGCCATGTCAGCCAGTTGGCCACCCATGAGGCGCTCCACGTCCGACAGAACAGTGGAGTCACCACAGAGGAGGCGGTGGTTGCCGAGAATCCACAAGTCCCCAGGTCTGGATACCGGGTCTACTGGTGCTTCTGGGATTGCGTCATCTTCAGTCAAACCACCGCCTGATTCGTCACCGTTCAGAAGCTCTTCGAGCTCCTTATCGGTAAAACCCATCAGGTCAAGATCAAAGTCGGCCGCTTTGAGTTCAGCCAACTCGAGTTTCAGGAGCTCATCGTCCCAACCCGCGTTCTCGGCCAGACGGTTATCAGCCAGGATGTAGGCCTTCTTCTGTTCGGGCGTGAGGTGCCCAAGCTCGATGACCGGTACCTCCTTGAGGCCCAGCTTGCGCGCTGCCATCAAGCGACCGTGCCCTGCGATCAGACCCTTGGCACCGTCCGTGAGGATCGGGTTGGTCCAGCCGAACTCGGTGATCGAGGCCGCAATCTGAGCCACCTGGGCATCGCTGTGGGTGCGGGCATTGCGTGCATAGGGGACGAGCGCGTCCACTGGGACCATGCGGATCTCAGGATGATTCATGGGGGTGACCGGTAAAATTGGCCGCAAAACGAGAACGTCTTGCAGTGCAGATCAAAGTAGTTCGCGGGGTTCTGGCCCGCAAAAGCCCGACTGAGGCAACAGCATCCGGAGCAGGCTTTACGCCGCTGGTTGCAGGAACCTACGAAGTGGGATCAGAATTTCATGGCCGTCTGGAGGTTCTCCGCGAGGGAAAACCAACCGTGTACTTACCGCTGGAAAAGCTGGCTCAGTACGAGGCCGCTGGGGAAATCGAAGTTCATCGATAGGAGTCGGACAACAGTCAGTAGACGTCAATGTCATTGACTGTCATTGACTCTTCCCCAACTGTTGTTCGACTGTTTCGGGGGCGTTCCGAGGTGTCATCGACTGTGCGCGACTGTCATCACTGTCTTTGCACTCGTTTGTCCACCGTAGACGAAAATGTAGCTGCAAATCGCCGAAATGTTGCAGCGTGTTTTGGCCCCAAAAACCGCACATTCACGCTTGAACGTAAATAGCGCCGCGCATGACCGCCAAAACACGCTAATTTCCTCTCCAGATGACAGGCCTCACTTTTTCGGTGACTGAGCCTGCCGGTTGAGCAGGTCAGCTACCACCTGCATGTCCCGCTTCCAGCGTCTCCACGCCGTTGTGCGGTCACAGGCAAAGCGCTTGCTGATCTCCACCCAGTCAAATCGCTTGGCCCGCATCCACACCAGGTGCCGCTCGTCGAGTTCAAGCATCTGCACCCAGCGCATGACTTCGAGCATCCGCTCCACGTCCTGAGGGGATGGAGGCGCCATGCGGTACACCCTGTGCGGATCCGGGTAGGCATCGCTTGGCAAGATCACGATGGGCCAGGTGCTGGCGTAACCCTGCACCGCCACGCGTGGCAGGCGCCTGGCGGTTCTGGCCGCATCGACAAAGCGCTCGGCCACCGCTTCGACTGTCCAGACTTCAACCATGGCCACCTCCCTTTGGCTGACCATGGCCTTGGCCGTAGAGCCGCTCGCCAATGCTGCGAATGAGTTGGCGCTCCAGGAAGTCCAGGCGCTCGTCATCGTCTGAAATGACCAGAATGTGCTGATCGCGCCACCCCTGGCGCTTGGTGGCTTCGACGTCCATGGGGGTGGCCTGCATCCGCCCAAGGGGCGATGGGTAACGTGCTGGAGGGATCTTCATACCTGCCCTCCAAACGAAATATTCCGATGCGCCGCTGGGAAGTCAGAACCGGCGCATGCCGGTTTTGACAATGAGACTGACGTTATTGACGGTACATAACATCCCCTCTCTTTATGCGCGTCTACGCGCCCGCGTAAAGAACCAATGTAATGACTCGTCAGTTGTGTCAAAGAGCCGATATCTGAAACCTTTTTCATTGGATTTCCCTCTCAATCATCGTTGTATGGATAGGACCGGGTAGGCAAGGAAGTGGGCTGCTTGAGGTCGATCCCCTGATAGCCACGCACCCCCATGGAGTTGCGCCACTTCTCGAACCTCCTGGCCAGCAAGGCGTCCGAGAAGCGGCGCTGCGTGCCTATGTACTCACCACTGAGTTCGGCCCACTGCTTCCAGTCGTTGAACAGCGTGGCCGTAAGTGCCTTGTGGTTGATGCCCAGGTTGCAGCGCTCGCTCATCCACCGACCCATGGCGTCCTCGGCCTCGAAGTACTCCTCGGTCGCACTCACCACGGACTTGGGTTGGACCAGGCCCTGGCTTTGCCAAAGCAGGCAGCCCTGCACCGCCCAGGCCATGATTCCGTCGCGCTCAGCAAGAAGCTTCTCGGTCAGGAGCGGATCACGCTTTTCTGGAGGGACCGTGATCGTGAATGGGATCAGGTGCATGCGGCGGCGCATGGCCTCATCGATGTTGCGAATCGCAGGCTTGTGATTGCCCGCGATGAGCAGCTTGAACTGCGGCCTGTAGGTGAAGAAATCCTGGTGCATCAGGCGCGCCGTGATGTCGTCACCACCCGTGATCGCCTTGATCTTGGATTCGTTCCAACGCCTTCCCTGCTCCGTCTCGGTTGCCGAGACAAAGCGGGCACCACGCAGTCCAGCCAGGTCGGTGGGGTGCCGGTCAGAGCGCGATTCCATGAAGGTATCCATGGGTGCGTTGGCGGCATAGTCGCCAAGCACCGTGGAGATCACGTTCACAAACACCGACTTGCCATTGGCCCCTGTGCCGTACAGGAAGAAGAGCGCGTGGGTGCTGATGTCACCCGTCAGGCAATACCCCACCACGCGCTGCAGGTAATCTTGAAGCTCATCATCACCGCCAGTGACATTCACCAGGAAATTGCGCCAGACGGGGCAATCGCCTTGCGGCGTGGCTGTGGTCACCTTGGTCATGCGTCGGTCGCGGTCATGTGGACCACGGGCACCGGTGCGCAGGTCCACGATGCCGCCGGGTGTGTTCAGGAGCCAGATACTGGAGTCCCACTCCTCGACCGTGGCACTGTGGCGCGGCTCTGAGCGCACGATTCGCTCGATGGCCGAGATCGTTCCAGAGCTGGCCAAGCGTCCTTTGATCTTTTCGCGATCCGCTTGCATCGCTGCTGCACGGCAGATCAGGCGACACAGATGCATCACATACAAAGCTTTGTCGATGTTCCAACGCACCCCGTTCCACACGAGCCACTTGCTCCATGGGGCGCAGTAGCGCCAGTCCTCGGCGAATTGCTGAGAAAAGGCCATGGCCAGCCCGTCCTCGTTCGTGTAGTCGATGCCATCGTCAAGCTCCAGGGGCGCATGCGCATCGATCTGATGCACCACAGGAACCCTCTCGCCCACAGCCAGAAATCCAGCGATGTCAAAACTGTCTTGCACTGCATCGGCCACATCCCAGCCATCGGGCTTTTCTGCAGGCGGCTGCAAGATGGCACATGACTTGGCACCGGCTCTCATGATGGCTTGGGAAGCATGGTCGGCGTAGAGCCAACCAGGTTTGTCACGATCGGGCCAGATCAACACATGCTTGCCTGAGAGTGGCGACCAGTCTGTTTTCTCGACAGGTGCATTGGCGCCATGCATGGCCGTGGTGGCGCACACTCCAAATTCAAGCAGGGCTTGGGCGCACTTCTCCCCCTCGACTAGAACCACCTGATCGACCTTGAGCATGCCCGGTTGGTTGTACAGCGGACGCGGCTCAGGAGGGGACATCTTGCGGCGAGCCACATCCCAGGGCCTGAACTCCTTGCGGCCTGGCTCTGGGTCATAGCGATACACCACCGCGATGAGCTTGCCGTTGGCATCCTGGTAGTCCCATTTGGCCGTGGCCGGACCGAGTTCATCGACCACCGGGGCCTTGTTATGGCTTGCGGCCACCGCAGTGGATGGCATGGCCGAGACACGTCCGAGCCAGTCCCGGGCTTTGTCCAGAACCTGAGGGAACTGGGCCTGAACATCGAGGCTGTAGTAGCGGGCTATCAGATCGAAGATGTCGCCACCTTCGTTCGTGGCGCGATCGGTCCACAGACCCGCCTTTGGACCAGAGAGCAGCAGCTCCAGACTGTCGCCCGGGCCACCCATCACATCGCCCACCAGGTATTTGTCCTGGCGGCGTTTGCCTGAAGGCCAGATGTCCAGTACCAGCAGGGCCAGCTGATCGTTCAGGGCCGATCGAATTTCTGCTTTCTCACGTGCAGCGTCGTTGGCACCCGCTGTTACTTTGCGTGTTTTCGATGTGGGCTCATCGTTGAAATCAAGCATTCGCACCTCCCACATCGAGCGGCGCAACTTGCTCTTCCTGCAGCTTGTGGGCATAGGCGATCTGCCACTGATGCAACTCTCCCAGTCGGAAGCGGACCAGCCGATTGACGCAGTAGAACGGCAACCCCAGGGCTTTGCGCTTGGCGGTCTTGGTGAAGTAGTACAGCGGCAAATTCAGTGCCTTAGATGCACGCTTGGCTGTGAGCAGCGGTTCATCGCTGAAGTCGTTATCGTCTGCAGCTTGCAGGCTCAATGGCGAAGCCAAGGATTGAGGTTTATTCATGAAAAGTTCATCCCTGCAGGTGATCTGCATCACCCGCATTGGTTGGTAGAAGTTGGAGACCGCAGGACGCTGAGTCCTGCGGTGGAGTCAGGACAATCAGCTCAAGGGCGATTGGTCCAGTTGCATGCGAACAGGTGGGTACTTGCTACGCTCGTGTTCCTGCACCATGGCCTCGACATAGGTCGTGACCACAGCATTGATCAGCCGCAGGGCCTCTTGCTGGGTGTAGCTCGACAACGGTCGGTCCATGCCGATCTCACCGGCGGCTTCACCCAGCGGCTTGAGGCATTGCTCCATGGCTGCCAGTTCAGCTTCGGTCGGATCAATCACGCCAGGCCCCAAATCCGCATGGGTCGGCAACCTGCCTTCGCGCTCGAGCGTGCGAATCCCAACGGCATACAGCCGGTGAAAACAGTCCTGGCAACGCCGTGAGCAGAAGATCCAGTCGACGGGGTACCGCTTGGGGTGCCCCACCTTGAAGCGCAGATCCACGTGGCCGAAGCCTTTGGCTTGACGGGAGCACACCCAGCATTTCATGCAGCCTCGCCATCACTGCGCCCACGCTGGCCGACCCTGCGCGTTGGCAGGACGTGGGGTGTAGCTGGCCGCAGGCTGAGGGGCTGGCGCCGCTGATGCGGGAACAGCCGCCGCAGGAGCACCACCGGAGCCCCCACCCATGCCCCCATCACGCTGCAGCTTGGCCTGCATCAGGTCTGCATACTCCTTGTGATCGGGCTCGATTACCAGTCGGATGATGTTGCGGTACTCGCCCTGTCCATCTTTTTCAATGCCAATACGGGCAGCGAATTCGGCACCATCGAGATCGCCGAAACTGCGGATCTGACGAGCGCGTCCCGCCTCAGGGCTGACGTCATCGGGGTGGATGTTGCGCGAGCTGTTGAGTACGGCCTTGATGAAGCTGCGACCCATCTGCGCCCAGGTCGGACCCTTGTTGGAGTGCAGGCCAACATTGCTCCAGATCTTTCGTTTGGCAAACGGGCCTGTGAGCAGAACGAATTCGCAGGATAGGAAAACTGCACCGGTTTCATCCGATGCCGTGGCATAGCCGCCCGTCCAGCCCTTGCTGGCGTCGTCATAGCCGCCGGGTTTGATGGCCATGCGCACCAGCGCCTGGGTACCTTTAGGAATCAGGTTGAACTCGCCTTGCTGGGCATCGGCATCATTGAAGTCACACCAGGCGCCCGGGGCGCTGTGGTTGGAGGGTTGGCCATAGCTTGCGGCTTGGTTGTAGCTGTCGTGGTTCATTTGAAATTTCCTTGTTTTTATTGATTGGGATTGGGTTTGACCGGCTCAGAGTTGGACATCACCGACCCAGCGGATCTGGAAGGTGGGTTCTGTGATCAGTTCTTTGCGGGCTGGTTGGAAGGCTGCGCGCAGCAGCGGATGCCAGCGGGCGTAGTCCTGCTCGGTCACCGAAAACTGGACTTGCATGAAGTCCTGCACCCGATCACCGGCGAAGACCATTCGCTCAGCGATCTGAGACAGGTGCTGCTGGTCCCAGACGATTTCTTTTGGCTGCGAGACATCGATCTGCAGGTCGCCATCGTCAATGCGGAACTTGGCCGCCTCCTCCTGGCCCAGGGTTTCGGCGTGTCGGATCTGGTCGGCGTAGCGGATTTCCATGGCCCTGTTGATCCGGCCACGCATCTGGAGCGTCCACTCATTAAGTTGCTGCACCGCGTTGCTGAAATGGGCCAGCTGGTCTTTGGGCAGACGGCTGATCTGACTCACGGAGAGATCAGGCAGCGCAGCTTGCTGCAATTGCAAGTGGTTCATGCCGCACCTGCCTTCCCTGGGATGCGCTTGGAGGTCGAGACATGCTGGACGCAGTTCTCGAAGGCGATCACGGCGTTGAGGGGGTAGCTCACCCGTTTGCCCAGCTTGAGATAGGTCGGCCCATTGCCAGTCATACGCCAGCGCTGCAGGGTTTTAGGGCTCATGGCCCATCGGGAGGCCAAATCAGCCTCGGTCAGCACCAGCTGCTTGGGCATGGTGGATTCAGGGGAAGTAGCGCTCAGGAAAACTG